CCAGCTCCTCCTCCTGCAGCTACGCTACAGTTGTCATAGGATATATGTAATCTATTTTGTTCAGACCAGATTACTTGATCTGAGGTCATTGGCATTTCTGCCCCAACCATTCTCAAAAAGCCAGATAACGTTCTGTTTCCATAACGCTCTACTTCTTGTTCGTAAATTTCTGGTAAATATTGTTGCGCAAAGTCATTCGCTCCACCGTTAAAAGCTAAATAAGCTGAAGGTGATGGAGTTTGAATCGGACTTGGAATAATACTACCAAATTGTGGAGATAAACTCATAATTTTAAATTTTTAATTAGTTAAATTTTCTTCTTTTGATTTTTAATTTAGAAGAATCAGCTCCAGAAACAGATTTAACTTTAAAGCCATTTACAAAAACTTCACCTTGTTGGGTTCTAGCTTTTATAGGTGATAAATTTTTAGATTTATTCACCACGTCTTTAACTGCATCTGCTTTTCCTTGCTCATAAAAATGAGACGCGATTCTATCTACATTTTCAGCCGCATAAATTGCTTTGTGATAACCAGCCGCATCAGTAACATTACCTTCATTGTCTAAGAACTTCTTAACTAAATTGTTAATGTTTGATTGGTTTTCAGCAACTTTATCTACATCCTTTATATTGTACTTATATTTTTTATCTCCCACCGATATATCGAAACCTTCGAAATTTTCATTGAAAAGTTGTTTTGTATTTTCCTGGAATGTTTGATGTTGTTGCTCAGCTATTTCTTGCTGCTTATTGTATCGATTGAAAAAGTCCATAGCTTTTTGTTGATCCTGAGTTACGCCGGTTCTCAACTTGATTTCGTCGTAATATTTATTCTTAGTTTCTTCTAAAAAGCTTTTAGCTTTTGCAATCTCCTCTTTTTTAGCGAGTTTTTTCTTTTTGACGTCACGCTCTTCGTCAATTTCTGTATCGAAATCGAATTTATCTTCCATGATAAAGTCTATTTCTTCAGCATCTAAATGTGGTTTAGTCTGCTTATAATATTCTTTTAATAAAGTAGTATCATCTACAGTAGTATAATCAGCATTTAATCTAGTGTAATCTTCTATTGTCCCACCAGTTTCTTCCATAAAATTAACTAGTTTTTCGATATTCTCAGGTAATTGTTTACCTAATACTTTTTCATCTCTAATAGCTTCTTTTATTTCTGCTTCTACTTTTTTAACTTCTTCCGTTACTTCTTTGATTGGAGAAAACCCTTCAGTAGTCTCGTTGGACTCTTGTATAGGTTCTCCCACCTCTGCGCTATCTCCGGATGGTTTTTCCACAGGTACTTCCTTTGTTTCTCCGATTTGAATGGCATTGTTTTCTTCTTTAAGTGCTTCCTTAGGTATTGTAACCTTGGTAACATCGTTAGGTATTTCTACTAACGGTTCTTTTAAATTTACTTTCTTTACTTCCTGTTCACTATTACCTAATTGTTTAGGTTTTTTAGGCTTAGACTTTATTTTAAAGTCACCTTCCTGTTTAACAGGTTCATTTGTTTTTAATTCTGACATAATATAATATAATTAAATAATTAATAATTAAGCTGTTGGTCCTTGCGGCATTCCATCAGCTTGTGGATTTGCACCTTCTTTTTCAAAATCAATTGGCATTAAATCATTTTTTCTTTGATCTATCATCTGACTTTGTTGCGTACCTTCCATTTTTATACGCTTATCTTTACGATCTTCTATTCTTTGTTCTTTATCTTGCATTGACTGCATATCCATCTGCTTTAATTGCATATCATACTGGAATTGAGCCTGCATTTTTTCTTGTTCTAATTGTGCAGCGGTTTGCATACGTTGAATCTCCATCTGAGATCTTGCTTGTTCATATTGAACTTTAGATCCAGAAATAGCTTCTTGTTTTTGAACTTCTGCTAAACCTATTTTTTCAGCTGCATCAGCTTGAGCTTCAGATTGAGCTCTAGCTTGAGCCATAGAGTTTTCTTGATCTTGCTTACCTTTAGCTTTACGTTTTACTTTTAATAACTGATTAGCTAATTTAAGGTTTTTTATTTGTCTTAAATCTATAGCATCTTCTAAATCAATCCCACCTTGCTGTAAAGCCATTTGAATATTTTGCTCTAATTGAGCTTGCTGTTCCTCGTCTGGTTCTAATTCTAAATATATACCAAAATCATGAAGATTAAGGTTTTGAACCTCAATCAAAGTATTTACATTGTAATTAGAAATATTATTAACTAAAGACTCAGCTGTTAATGGAAATTCTAATGCGTCTGCTATTTTTAAAGCAATATTTTCTGCTATCCTTAATGTTATATATAAACCAGCTTGTTTGATGTGTCTAGTAGCTACGTTAGACGCGTTAGCTGCCATTTTTTGTAAACCAACTAATGTTTGTTTATCTGGTGTACTACCATCTCTCGCTTCATTTAATCCCGTCACATCTCTTATCATTTGTAAATAATATTGATATGTAGAAATTAAACTTTGTATCTTACCTTGGCCAGAACTAGCTGTTAATTCTTGAATAGGAACTTTTCCAGGATTCATATCACCATCTTGAGTAAGAGATCTACCAACAATACTACCAGTTTGGAAATACATATTTAATGCTTCTGCTGGATTATAGTTAGTTCCGTTACCTAAATCAACTTCAGCAAGACCGTCCATGTCTAAATAAACACCGTCTGGTACCATTTTAGCTAACACTTGTTGTAGTTTTAAGTGGGTTAATTGTATCATATCAGCAAAACCAATACACTTACTTACAAGTGATTCTATTCTACCTTTATACATACGTGGCGCGCATATCGCGTAATTCATTTCTACTTTTGTAGTATCTGACATAGGTCTAGACATGTTTTCAGCAAGTTCCCACTTTAACATAGTATCAGTTCCTAGCACTTTAGCACCACTATATAAAACCTCTATACTTCTACTTACTTTTTCAAAACCATCATTTTGTGGAGGATTAAAAGTATCATCTTTTTCTAAGGCTTTTTCTAAACCTTGATCTGTTTGTTTTATTTTAAATACTTGGTTATGATATGTTTTATAATCAAAATACATTATTTGAACAGTATTTTCATCATAACCTCCCCAACCTGTAATATAATTTCTATTTCCAGGCATTTTCTGTATTCTTTCTAATTCTTCATTAGATATATCAGGAAATTCTTTTTTAAGTTCAGGAATTGTAATAGACTTTATTTCTCCTACATAATATATATCTTCAAAATTAGGATCTTCAGTATATGAATAAACCATATAAGCTGGATCTACATAATCTACTGTTATACCCTCAGCTGTATTAAAGTTTGTTTTACAAGCTGCAATACCACAAACAGCTAAGTCCATGTTTAATCTTCGCTTTGTTAAATCGTATTTGTTATGATCCATAACAGAAGATATAGCTTCTTCTTCAGCTATCTCTATACTTTGCTTATAAGATAGTTGCATGTGAAGTTCAAGTTCTTCAGGAGTTTCAGGTAGTATTTCAGGTGAAGAGCTTTGGTATAAATTTATACCTAAAGATTGCTTTAAAGAATTAAGATATTCTCTAGCAAGCATATCCTCTTGTATTTTAGCAGCGTACTTAGTTCTTTGCTTTATAGACTCTGGATCTTGAGCATAAGCTTTAATATCATATGTTTTAGCTGATATACCGTTTACAACTATATCTACAAATTTAGATAATATAGGAACTGGTTGCCAATCTAAATTAAGATAAGACAAATCACCATTAATAGATAATTCATCTTTGTATTTTTGTATGCTTTGTTCTCCACGAGCATATAATCTTAATTGGTGGAATTGATTCCAATTAGTTAAATACCTATTTCCATTAGTTCTTCCTGTCTTAAACCATTCATATTCTATGGCCATAGCAACTTGACTCCCATATTCAATACTTGCTTTTTCAGCATCACTCACTACTTGACTAGGGAAAGCACTATTGGTATTAGTATATATATTCATTAATTTATAATTTTTGATAAAGTTCCTTTATTGTTGTATTTTTTTATACCTAGATCAACAGCTTTTAATTCTCTCTTGTTAACAGGTGAATACCTGTGTTTGTTACAAGCCATTAAAGCTAAACCTGAACTAATTGAAGCATCATGAGTTGTTCTATTATTTATATTAAATCTAGACCAATCTTCTAATGTTCTTTGAAAATACATATCTCCATAACCTACTTCTTTTAAACCTACAAAATGTTCTATGTAGGTTTCAATAGCAGATGCGTGAGCTTGTTTAATGTCTTCACTTGAATTAGGTATACCACCTATTTCTCTTTCTGTAACAGATAATTTATTTCTTTTTTTATCTGGTCTGTTCATAGCAAAACCTCTATAACCTCTACGTTTAAAATAATAAAGTAATCTTGGTTTATTGTTTTCTGCTAATATTGGCATGCCGTAAAATACACAAGCCATAAGTACATCTTCAAAAAATATTTCAGCAGTTTGTGGACGCGCTATATATTCTAAGAAAAAATGATTAGGTGGAACTTCTTCCATGCTAAATTTTGTTAAACCGTGTAAAGATCCATTAGATCCTCTTTTGTCTACAGTTCCAGATATATCATATGGGTCACATCCAAAAGCACCACAATGCTCATTACTAGGATAATTAACTCCATTTTTTAAATATCTTTTGTTTTGAAGATGCGTAGGTGGAACCCACGTTACTAAAAATCTTCCTTGATTGTTTGGAACAAATATAACTTTTGTATCTTTATGACCATTTTCCCATTGAAAACTACCTTTTGAAACCCCTAATGTGTTTTTTAAATCTTCATTAAAATCTATCTGTTGATATATTTTTGTAAGATTAAATAAAGATGATTTAGATTCATCTCTAAAAGCGTGCTTAGTGGTTCTTGGGAATTGTCTATAGAATTCATTTAAACCATCTTGATCTTCTTTTAATCCTTCTACCTCATTCTCCCAATATTTAACAACTCCGAGTTTAATTGGTACTCCATGAGGTCCATGCACTTTTCTTTGTGGAGTGTCGAATACAGGCATCCCGTAAGAATCAATGTATCCTTCGTAATTCCATTCCATAGGAATGAACAAAGAATATAGTCCTGAGCGAGTCTGTCCATTGCTGTTTCTTTTCGTAACATCTGAATCATCATATAGTTTTTTAAAATTTCTACCTCCTTTATCTAATGCGTTAGATGTTGATCCCATCATACATTTACCAATAATCCTACTACCAAGTCTTAGAGTGGTTTTTGTAACCCTCCAGTTATTTAAAATATTGTTTGGTCTTTCCCATTTACCAGATTCATCATGTACTAATAGTTTTAGTTTTTCACCATCATAACTATTGTCCCCTGTATTTTTCCAGTCAATCGTTGTATCAAGACCTTGTAGCTCTAAATCCTCACTTCCTGATTCTATACTTTTTCTAGTAAATTTAGAAGCAGGTACTCTATATGCTAATTCTGTTTTAGGTCGATCCATACCATCTTGAATCGGTTTAAAAAAGAAAGGATAGTTAACTGATATTGGAACTACTTTGTCGGTAAACATTTTTTTAGCATCAGGACCTGTTTTAGATAGTATTCCATATCTTGAATCACTAGATATTGTAGCTAAGTTTACAACTTCTCCTGAAGCCATAAAAGAAAATCCAGAACGTCTATTCTTAAGATAACACATTCCATATGCTCTTATATCAGCTTTACAAGCTTCCCAAAATAAAAAGAATAATCTATTTGCTTCTCTATAATCTGGTGCTCCAACATCAATTTTAGACCATTGTAGATACATGTAATGAGTACCTGTAATATAAGTAGCTTTTCCATTGTTATAAAACCAATAACCTTCTTCACGTTTTTTAAATTCTTCATCAATATATTCAAACCACTTTTCTTTAAAGTCTTGAGGATATTGTTTCCAATCAAAAACCGTTTTAATTTTACTTAAAGCTTTAGGATATTCAGTTTTACTCCATCTATCATTTTCAAATTTATGAACCTTTTCTTTTTTAGGTAAAGCTATTTTTAAATTTTGAATTTCATATACCTCACCTATTTCACCTGTTTTAGATATAATCACCATATCGTGATCTTCATTATATCCATACTCCCACTTCTTAAATTTATTTTGTTTTTTAAGAGTTTTAGGTTTAATATAATTAGGTAATACTTTATATAAAGTTTGCTCGTACATTACTTAGATCTCCCTTCTGCAAAACCTTTAAAAGTAGTTTCTTTTTTCACTTCTTTAGGTTTATTTTCTAACATATCTTGCTCTTCTTGTATTCTATTCAAAATCTCAAAAGCATCAAATATTGCTAATTTTTTAGTAGCTGCAGCATTCTTTAATCTATCTGCGGAAATATCTGGTCCAAAATCTATAATGGGTTCTTTAGCAACTTTAATTAATTCTTTAACTGCTACTCGCCCAGCTTGGATTATATTCTTTTTCGTTTCCTTTACGCTCATACTTTATAACAATATCATTTGATTTCATACAATATAAACGCTCTCCTTCTACTAAAAACTCCCATTCTCCATTCGGCGTATAACCTACCAAGTCTTCTGGGTTAATATTAAGTGCGTTTAATGAGTTATTACCATATTTTAATATGCCAATTAACTTTTTCTCTTTATCTAACGTTAGATCATCAGTATCTTTAATAGGTTTTATAAAACATCTATCGCCAAAACTATGCCAACCTTCTTTATTTTTATATAAATATACCTGATCAATAGCACAAAAATACAAATCATCTTTAAAGTAAGATCTACTTTTCTTTTTTTCACCTCTCATATCATAAAAGGTTCTAAAAACATTTTGATGAATTACTACAATATCTCCTACTTTTATTTTAGTATTAAAAGCTAAAGGAGTTTGTTTTACTATTGCTAATCTATTTACAAACTTCCAGTTTTCAATTTTAGTATTAACAACAATATTTTTGTTTCCAATCTTTACCGTGTTACTATATTTATCACCTAAAGGTTGTATAATAAAATCATATAAACTTTTCATTAGTATTCTAAATCATACTCAACAGATATTGCCATGTTAGAATTAAACTTCTTCCAAGGCAACACCTCATTGTTTTTCTTTATATAAATATTATAAGAATTATCGGATTCATCATATACGATATAAGCTATATCATGTCCACCATAGACCTGTTGTCCAATCGCGTAATGCATGGCATCATTTTTATAATCAGATCCAATACTGATTTTTCTAATATTACTTTGCATCTTCTTTTTCGATGTCAGTATATGATCCGTCTTTTAAATCGATATTAACAGAACCATATTCTTCCTCTAATTCTTTTTTAGTTTCTTCAATAACTTTAGAAAGATCACTAATTTTTTGATGTAAATTTTGTTTTTGAACATCTAATACACCTAATGATCTTAGTAATTCACTAAGTTCATTTTGCTGTTTATTTACTTTTTCTAATTGCTCGTCAGTAATTTTTTTAATTTCTTTACTCATAATTTTAATTTAATTTAATTTGTTATTATTCTTATTTATATAGTCACCCGTATATTAATTATTTACATAGATGATTCTCTACCAGCTACTAACAATGTAGCGCTAGTATTTGTACTTAATACGTAATCAACATATATAGGTACAATATCTCCCGCGTCTAATCCAGAAAATTCAACTCCATCTCCTACAACAGGTAATAAACTTTTTATTTCTGTTATTGTAGCTTTAGCATTAGCGTCACCACCAGTAATTGTTATTATATCACCTACTTTGTATTCACTACCAGCACTATTACCTACAGCAACAGCAGTTACTAATTGAAAAGCAACGGTAGTATTAACTGTTAAACCTGATCCACTACCAGTTGATGTTGTGGCAACGTTATTAGCAGCTGTATAGTTAGTACCTCTTTGATCGTTAATCATACTTAAAGATATTACTGTGTTTTGTACACCTACTGTTCCTGCAGGGATAACATTAACATCTCCTGCACCTCCAACATAAATTAAAGAACCTGCTAAGTAAGTACCTAGAGTTCCAGTTTGATTCATAAATTCCCATGCTGGAAGAGTATTTATTGTATCGCTTTTTGTTATAGCTATTGCTTTGCTAAAATATCCCATTTTAATTTTTATTTTTGTTTAAATATATTACTTGCTTTTTCCGTCGTTCGTCCACCGAAATAGGCTAAGACGACTGACATCATTATTTTCTCGAAAGTATCATTCCATAATTCATTTATATGAAATGGTAGCGTCTCTATACTGTCTAAAATTCCTGCCATTGAAAATATAACTATACACCACACTAATACTAGTGGACGTACATTTTTACTTAGCCATGAATCAGACATAGAATCCGCTTTCCATCTAGATGTGATAGCTTCTATTTCTTTTGTTTGTTGTTCGTATATTATTTGTTGTAGTTTTACCTTATCCTCTGCAGGAGCATCGGCTTTAGTAATAGCTTCAATAGCCTCTTTTGGTGAAGTTACGCCTTGTAATATATTTCCTAAAGTAGGATTTATTACAGAAGCTGCTCCAAACAATAATTGTCCAACGGTTGTGTCTTTGAATTTCTTTTTACTCATACTACTTTTTTATATGCTTCATCTTCCCAAGGTAAAGCAGAATCACCTTCATTCATTTCGCTTCTTGGATATGTCTTTCCTTTCCAGTACACGTTTTCATCATCATAATTTAAATCACCTCTTTTCATTTGATCAATGTGAACCTCTTCATGAGCTACTACTTTTTCTGCTTGCTCAGGATCTACATCTTTATTTATAATAATAGTTCCATTATTATTAGCTTTACCCATTACACCATCTTCCATAGGTACATGATATACCGGAGTTTTTTTAGTATACGGAGGATTGTTTAGTTTAAAAGCCATAATTATTTTTTTGAAGGAAACATTTTGTTTAAAGCATCCCTACGACCTGAACAGCCGCAGGGAATGTTTAAACCTTTTGATACATTATCAACTAACTTTTTGATACCTGAAGCTTTTGTAAACCTCTCTATGTTGTCACCTAAACCTCTA